GAGGTATTATTGTTCCTCCACAAGGATTAACTGATGAAGAGAAAAAACAATTAGGATTAGATGGAAGCCCTGCTGGTGGAGGATTTACTCCAATAGCAGATAAAGATAAATTGCCAACAACAACAGCTGGTGAATTACCTGAAGTGATACCTTCTAGCCCTCCTCCTTTTCCATTGCCAGAGCCTCCGACATTTGAAGATATGGTTCCAGGTGGTGGTATTAGACCTGCTGAAGGTGTTCCTGATATGTCCATCATGACGATGGCAGATCAAAGTAAAAAAGAAGATACATCCAAGGCACTTGTCCCGACTAAGATGATGGAGAGTTTGGCAGATCTACCAGACCCTAAGGAAACATATCAAAGTGAAATTGCACCACGTTTTTCTCAAACAGAAGATTATCTCAAATCAAATTATACAGGTAGTGAAAAAAAATTAATTAACGATTGGGTCAATGAATTATTTAACCCACAAAAAGGTTTAACATTAGAATTAAGAGATACTGGTATTGCAGCTCAATTAGAACAAATTAATCAAGCAAATCCAAAAAGAAAAGTTACCTCCAAAGAATTATTAGAACTAGTACAAGCAGCAGATAACCAATTGGCAGGTTTTGGCAATTATCAAATCATGGGCGGAGATCAAGAGCTTTTTCCTCAAACAGTACAAAATGCTATTCAAGGTATAAATGAAATGGATGTTGTCATGCGTCCAGGTCAACTGTCAGATTTCGTAGATAGGTATAAAAATTTAGTAACAGATAATTTAAAAAGCATACAAAATGTTACAGATAGAGATACAGCAGCAGATGCTTTAGCTAAAATACAAGTTCAAACACAAGAGTTATTAGCTGAAGAAGACATTGATAAATCCATACTTGAGAGAAATAGAGAGTATGCAAGTATACAAGATTATATTCGTCAAGTAGGTTCAACTTTACAAGGCACTGTATTTACAAATGAACATATGAGCATTGGTTTACCAGGTACTCGTGCGGAAGATTATTCTGTTATAACACATAATTTTAATCCTAAATTTAATCAAGATACAAGAACAAGCGAACACAATACTTCACACCCTACAGCTGATAACACAGTTGCATTTAGTAGAGGTAGAAAAATACAGAATTATGAAAATGGTGATCAAGGCAGTATTATTATGGAAATGCAATCTGATGTTCATCGTAACAAAACTGCAATTGAATATCCTACATCAGCAAATGATTTTACTTCAAGTAAAAATTTTTATCCTTATGCAGGTGGAGCTCAATACTGGGTAAAACAAGTAATGAAAGATAGACTCACACAAGCCTTAATTGATGGTGATGATTTTTTAGGATGGGTTCCAGGTGAAGTTGTATCTCATTATGAAGGTGCAGACAAAGATAACTACAAAGGTTTTATTAATATTTACAATAATAAAACAAATGAATTTATAAAAAAATTAAATAAAGATATTACGAAAAGAGGTAAGGCACTTGGTATGAGTGAGGAAGAAATAAACAAGGCAACTCTAAAAGTAAAAAATGATGGTCAGTATAAATTTGAAAGTGGTGGAGATGAGTATTTTGCAAGAGTAAAAGAAAATCAATATCCTGGAATGGAAAAATACGTAAGAACTGGTGAAAAAAAGAGGAATAAAGACCCATTTCGTTATTCTAATATTGAAAATACTTTGCAACTTATTAACATGCCCTATATTGATTTAAAACCAAGAGCAGATTTTGATCCTGAGCTTTTAAAGAAAATTGGCTTCCCTCAATTCAAAAAGGGTGGTAAAACAAAAACTTCAAAGGCAGATCCTTTGATCGATATCGAAATATTCTTTGAAAGCGTATAATGGCTATAGATAATAAAATTCAACCGACTGAAAGTGACATTGTTGTAGATGAGTATGCAAGTGGTCCTGTAGATATAAATATAGAAGGTCAACCAATACAAAATAATATTGAAATGTTGCAAGATGGTTCAGCTATTGTTGGTCCACAAACACTTAACATGCAAGCAACTTTTGATTCTAATCTAGCAGAATTTGTTGATGAAGATGAATTAGAAAAATTAAGTTCAGACTTGATTGCTGAATATGAGACTGATAAAGATACAAGAAAGGATTGGGAACAGGGATACACGCAAGGATTAGACCTTCTAGGATTTAAATACGAAGAGAGATCACAGCCCTTTCAAGGAGCAAGTGGTGTTACCCACCCATTATTAGCAGAATCAGTTACTCAATTTCAAGCACAAGCATATAAAGAATTATTACCAGCGGGTGGTCCAGTAAAATGTGACATCGTAGGTGCAACAAATCCACAAGTAGAAGAACAAGGAAAAAGAGTTCGCGATTTTATGAATTATCAAATAACTTCTGTAATGGAAGAGTATGATCCTGATATGGATCAAATGTTATTCTTTTTAGCATTAGCTGGTTCTTCTTTTAAAAAAGTTTATTATGATGCAAACTTAGGTAGAGCTGTCGCAAAATTTATTCCTGTGGAAGATTTAGTTGTTCCTTATCATTCATCAGATTTAGAAACAGCACCGCGCATAACTCATGTTTTAAAACAAAATAAAAATGAGGTAAGAAAAAGTCAAGTTAATGGTTTTTATAGAGATGTAGATCTTGAGTCCATGTTGCCAAGTGAAAGTGCAATACAAGAAAAATATAATTCTATTGAAGGAGTCAGTCCTGATGATGTTCAGTATGATAACGAATGTACCTTACTTGAAATACATTGTGATTTAGACATAACAGGGTTCGAAGATATCGGTTTGAATGGTGAACCTACTGGTATTAAACTACCATACATAATTACTATCGATGAAGGTTCAGGAAAAGTTTTATCAATCTACAGAAACTATAAGCAAGAAGATCCTCAAAAAAAGAAAATTCAATATTTTGTTCACTATCGTTTCCTTCCAGGTCTTGGCTTTTATGGGTTTGGGCTTATCCATATGTTGGGGGGCTTATCAAGATCGGCTACTTCCGCGTTACGTCAACTTATTGATGCGGGAACATTATCAAATTTGCCAGCAGGATTTAAGGCAAGAGGTCTTAGAATTAGAGACGACGATAATCCATTGCAGCCCGGAGAATTTAGAGACGTTGATGCGCCAGGTGGAGATTTAAGATCAAACTTTGTACCATTACCTTATAAAGAACCAAGTCAAACTTTATTCATGCTTCTTGGTTTTTGTGTAGACGCGGGTAAAAGATTTGCCGCTGTAGCAGACGCAAAAATTTCAGATTCAAACAATGCTAATCCAGTTGGCACAACTATGGCAATGATTGAACAAGGAACAAAAGTTATGAGTGCTATTCATAAAAGAATGCACTACGCACAAAAAATAGAATTTAGATTATTATCAAGAGTATTTCAATTATATCTACCACCAGAATATCCATATAATGTAACTGGTGGACCTCGCATGATTAAGGTTCAAGACTTTGATGATAGAATTGATATCATTCCAGTTTCTGATCCAAATATTTTTTCAATGTCACAAAGAATTCAATTGGCTCAAGCACAATTACAATTAGCACAGTCTAATCCACAGATTCATAATCCATATGAAGCTTACAGAAGAATGTATCAAGCACTTGGTGTACAAAACATTGATGCTATTTTACCTCCTCCTGCTAAACCACAACCAAAAGATCCAATAACAGAGAATGCAGAATTACTAATGAAAAAAACTGCACAGTCTTTTGCTGATCAAGATCATGTTGCTCACATTAATACACACAGAGCTTTCATATCCTCAGTGTTAGTAAGAACTATGCCTGATGTAATGGTGAATATTACTTCTCATATTCTTCAACACACTTCAATGCTAGCCACGCAAAATGTTTTAGAAAAAAATAAAGAAAAAATCGATTCACTTACACAACAATTTGGAGGTCAAATACCAGAACAGATACAATCAGCTGTAAATAAATTGTTAAATGAGCAGATTGCACAAGTAGAAATGGAACTTATGAACCAAATGATTGCTGAAGAGCAAGAGTATCTTGAAGGTGGAGGTGAAGATCCATTAGTTGAACTTAAAAAAGAAGAAATAGATATAGAAAAACAAAGAGTTCAAGCTGACAACATGGCTAAAATGGCAAAAACTGAACTTGATATTGCAAAATTACAACAAAAATCAGAAATTGATGAAGCTAAACTTCAACAAACAGCCGAATTAGCTGCAAGACGTAATAATATTCAAATGCAAAAGATAAATGCCACTAAAAAAAGGTAAATCTCAAGAATCTATTTCGAAAAACATTAAAATGTTGAAAAAAGAGGGTAAACCTACGAAACAAGCTATTGCAATTGCTTTATCAAAAGCAGGAAAAAACAAGAAAAAAAGAAAAAAGAAATAACTTGATAAATTTCAAAATGTTATCATAGTTAGTATATGAATAACTCAAAATT